GTTCACTCAGTGGATAGAATTCCTAATCAAGGTATCTTGTGCCATCTACACCATTGACCCTTCTGAGATTAATTTCCCAATGAGTGGCTCATCAGGCTCTCAGCCTATGTTTGGTGACAATAAAGATAAATCTGTTAAGTTCTCAAAGGACAAAGGACTCTATCCTATATTGAAGTTTATTCAAAAGAAATTAAATAAATACATTATTCATCCTAAGAATCCTAAGTATGAGTTTGCTTTTGTTGGTTTAGACTCTATGTCACCTAAGGAGCAATTGGATTTAGATGCAGTATCTGTTAAGACATACAAAACATTGAATGAACTTAGGAAAGAGAAGAATCTACCCCCTCTTCCGGAAGGAGATATACTGTTAGACTCTACATATGCCAACGCAGTGAATCAGGCTAAACAGGCTAAGATGATGGACGACTCCCAAGGATATGGGCAAGAAGGTCAAATGTCGGAAGAAGAAGCCATTATTTGAGGTAAATATAAGGGAGGAGAAGCGGAAGATGAACTACCTGAAGAAAATCCATTGGTTAAATCTCTTGAGAACTTCATATTAGGCTTAAATCAAAAATAATCATTAGTAATATCTAAAATGGAAAAAGAACAACATAATTACCCCATAGTAAAAACAATTGATAATCAGTTTTTACCGCAAAAGAAAGTAGTAGATACGGCTACTGCCAATACTGTTAAGACATACGAAGGCTGGTGTCCTAAGGATGCTAAGACCTCTGATGCAGTTTGGAAGATTAGACGTACTATAGCTTTCACTTCAGGCACTACAGTAACAACTACTGTGGAGTGGGCAGATGGTAAGCCAGATTTCGCTAATGTCTGGGATAATTTCGCTGCATTAGCGTACTCATTTTAATCATAGCACTTAGAGAATAAAAGAATGTTTAACAGTTAAATTAAAGCAAAATGTTTTACAATCTAACTTTAAAACCAAAAAGCATCCTTATGTGGCATGAGTTTGTAGTATTTACAGCTATACTAGTAGCACCCATAGTTCCATCACTAATAGTAACTGGAGTATTCATAATTGCCGACTTAGCTACTGGTATCTGGGCATCCAAGAAAGCTGGTAGAAAGATAACTTCCCGTAGGTTGAGAGATACAATAGACAAGGCTTTTGTCTATAATGTATCAATCATATTGGCTTTTCTCATAGAGAAATATATGATGAAAGATGCTTTTCCAATACTGAGAGTTGTATTGGGACTGATTTCATTGGCTGAATTTAAGTCAGTATCAGAGAATCTACATGAAATAACTGGGATTGACCTATATAAGAAGGCAGTCAAATACCTAAAAAAGAAGCACAACATAGAGTTATGAACGTAGTTGATAAATTAGGTGGCTTATTCAGCTATGGTATATCTAAAATCAAATGGCTCTTAGTTGAGCTATTAAGGACTTTCTCTATAGAGTTGTCATTCTTTTCCTCTAAGAGGATAGAGAGATTCCTATTTACAAGCACTGTTATCAGTATTGTATGGGAGATAAACATGAGAAATATAGGTAAATGGACAGCTTTCGATCACATGCTGACTCTCACACCACTATTAATAGCTGCCGGATATAACATAACTCAGGAAAGACTAGATAAAACACTAATAAAACCACCAGATGGATCAGACGGAACAAAAGTTTAGCTATAAAAATATATTGATTTTGTTGCTCCTATTAGCTGTAATGGCTTTAGGAGCAATAATGTTTTTAAACAATCGCAATAGCATTAGTAAAACCCAATACAGTGCATTGAATGATAGTATTTCCTCATTTAGGGATAAAGAAGGCAAGCATAATGCCTATGTTCAAGTATTAGAGTTTCAGAGGGCTAAAGACCTGATTAAACTTCAGACTAATGATAGCACCATAAAGTGGCTACAGAAGACAATGAAGGAATTTAAAGGCGAGGTTAGAGCAGCTATAGTAATTGGTATCCAAACAGCATCTCAAGGTACATATACTACTAATGTTTTGCCGGGAGACACTGTGCATTCTGGAGATACACTAAAATTATATCCAAAATATGCTTCCAAATGGTCTAATAAATGGGAAGTTGGTGAAATTTTAGCTACTAAAGACTCTACAACTCATAAAATCAAAATCAATAATGAGTTAGAGATTGTTACAGGATACAAGAAAGATAGATGGATTTTCTTTAACAGTCCAGAACTCAACGTAAATATAAAGAATTTAAACCCTAATACTGTTACTCAGGAGGTAAAAAGTTTCAGCGTTAAAAATGAAGATAGTAGATTCGGCTTAGGAGGCAGTGTGGGTGTGACTTTACATTCGGACATGAGCATTAGACCTTATCTAGGTATTGGCGTTAATTATACTTTAATAAAATTCAAAAAATGGCGAAAACACTAAAGATTCATAGTAAAGGCAAAGATTTGCCTAGATATGGAGTAGTGGTTGGCTATGAGAAAGAATTCAAGATGGAGTATGTAAAGGAATTAGGCTTAGCTATAACTAAAATCATCAAGTGTTTAAATGATCCTCACTCCATCTCAGATACAGGAATTAATCAAAATCATTGAATCTCATCATTTGGTTTTCCTGTCTCATACTATTGGCGCAGGAATATTGAGTAAATCAGATTTAGATACACTTGCTCATTTCGGCATAGATGTGTCTTCTCTACCTAAATACGGTGTTGTAGACTCGGCTTTCAAGTTCGGGATATTAGCGGACACATTAGGTTCAAAAGCAGCAAAAAAATTAAAGTATGAAGATTTTAGAGATAAACTAAAATCTGGAGCATTCTTACCACTAACAGAGTCAGAAAAGATTACATTAAACCACATTAAAATGAGAATGTATGGTGATGTAACTGGCTTAGGGCATAGGATAGGGAATGACTTAAAGAATATAGTGATAGAAAACTCTAAAAAGCAACAAGCCCAATATGAGAAAATATTGAACGAAACTATAGCTAGTGGAGTTCAAGAATCTAAAACAGCTAGAGAGATTGCCTCAGACTTAGGACACAAGACACAAGACTGGGCAAAGGATTTTGATAGAATAGCTGATTATGTGTTACATGAGGCTTTTGATACAGGTAAAGCTATATCCCTACTAAACAAATACAAAAAAGAAGGCGAAACAGCTTATTGCTACAAGGAAGTATATGCTGGAGCATGTGAACACTGTATAGAAGCATATTTAACCGATGGGATAGGTAGTAAACCTAAGATATTCAAAGTATCAACTCTAATAGCTAATGGTACTAACATAGGAGTCAAGGCTGCAGATTATAAGCCAGTCATAGGAGCCATGCACCCTTGGTGTAGATGTGAATTATTCGAACTAATGCCTAATATGGAATGGGATTCTGAAAAGAAAATGTTCGTTCTCAAGCGAAATACCTATGGAGTTCAAAGAAAGTCTAAAATTAAAATAATATCTGAATAGTATGGAAACACAATTAAAACCTATCGGGGAGGTAATTATTCCCA